AATATCGAAAGAGAACTGACGGTTTAAGAACAATACGTTCTCAGCGATAGCACCCTGCTTGTCAAGACGTTGTACGATTGTATCAAAGTCTGCCAATGCAGATGGGTTACCAGCCGACCATACGTTACCTCTAGTCTCGATAGTATCAAACATTCCATCAGTACCTGCCGCAGTTGAACCTGCCGCTGATCCTGGAGCTGCCGCTGTTGCTGGTGAAAGGTAATTCAATGCACCAGACGTTGCCGCTGCAGGAACACCCTCAACCATAGCCATCTCTAAGTAGTCGTCAAATCGTAGACGAGTCTCATGCTCTGACTTTAGGTACCATAGGTATCCTGTAGCTCCGTTCTCAGTTGTAACCTCAACCCATCCAACTTGAGCCATATCAGATCCAGACACCTCGTAGTTGTCCTTGATGATGATTGGCTTGCAAGAGAAGATTGAATCCTCAGCCTCTAAAGACCCAACCATACCTGCAGTACCCTTACCGAACTCAGATCCGTAAACGAATGCAGTTACAGTTGTGGCAGCAGTAAATGGAGATGCAGCAAAAGCAGTGTAGTAGGCAACAGTAAATGTTGATCCTGTTACATCTACGACTACAGCCTTAGCAGACTCTGCAGCTATGGTGCTAGATGATAAAAATACAGTTTGGTTTTCTCTAAAGTTGCATATTGCACCTCCAGCCAATGTAAATACTTGCTGACCTGCAGCAGGTGCTGCGAATGCAGCAAAAGTAACCGCTTGGTATTTTGTGTGTAAACGTCCCTGCTCTGCCCACTTGATTAAGTCAGAGTTAGTAGGAAGTTCTGCACCGACCATTCTCAAGAATGATGAGATTGATCTGTTTCCGTATCGCTCAAATTCAGCTTCATAAGTATCTGGAAGATACTGATTTAAGAAGTTAAAGTTGGTGATATAATTTGTAGGCAATGTTGCCTTTACCGAACTTGGTGTAATCGCTACACCTGGAGTCGGTTGTAATGTTCCAGCCATTTTTTTTAGTTTTTAGTTTTTTTAATAATTAATCTATTGCCTCGATCTGCGTCTATGTTTCTAACCTGAAACCCCTCCTTAGGCGTGACCTTTGTAGATGAACGAGTCATGTCTATATTTTTAGACTCCTTCGCTACGTTGCCTACCGCATCTGCCGTACCTTGATCGTAAAAGTACTTTGCAAACTTTTCAGGGTTTGAAGCTACAGCTATAGAACGATGGAATCCCTCAAAGTCCTCAATCGATCCATCCTTCCCCGTAAACTTATTCACAAAGTTATTAAGGTCAGACTGTTCGTTGAGTAAGGTCTTACTGTCAGATGGCTTGTAGACAATCTTCTTATCATCCGATACATTGAACCCGAAACCTTCGAAGTTCTCAGAGAATAAGTCGCTAGTCTTACTTGAAAAGTGTTCTGCCCTCTTAGTAATTTCCTGCTCGTTTTGCAGTCGCTGCTCTTTTGTTTCCTTGTAGCTATTGAAGCTCTCTCTCTCCCCCTCTGGAACAAAGGAATCCCTTGACTCAAGTGGAACCTTGTACTGTTCTTTTAAAGAATTGAAGTGCTCTCTAGCCTTAACAAGCTCTTTCTTTTTCGCTAACTTCTTGGACTTAATCTCTCTCTCTTCATCGAGATCTTCATCATAAGAGAACTTGTCCTCTATCTCAAAGCTTAAATCCTCAGGATCCAATCCCTTGTTCTGCTCTAAGTAGTAGTCAAGTAGTAGCTGGTCGTCACCAACATCATCATAATTTTTGTTAATCTTAACGAAATCATTGATGTCACGACCTGTCTCTTTCTTGTACTTCAGGAATGCCGAAACATCCTCAGGTAAATCTTCGTTGGCATTACGCTGCTCGAATAATTCATCCAGGGAATTGATCTCCCTGTCGTACCTCTTGCCAATATATGAAAGAACGTCTTCGTCTTTTAAGGACGATTCTTGTGCTTCGCCTTGCGGCTGTATTGTTTCCTGCTCTTGTGAGGCGGAGGAACCCTCAGGGCTTCCTTCCATTCCTGCACCGTTAGCGTTGTTGTTTGCATTCTCTGCGTTTTTTAAAAGTTCATTCTCAATCTCCTGAGTTGACTTCTCTTCAAACTCAACAGCTTTAACCTTAAATTCTTCTGACATTATATTTTATTTTATTTATTCACAAAGTTAATTAATATTTTTGTATCCTACTTAGGGCCAAAAGAAGATAAGTCAAATCCATCAAGGGTATCTTCCGTACTCTCAAAATTCTGAGGAGGTAGATTATTCTTTCTTTGGTTTATTAGTTTAGACTGCTCTGTATTCTGCTGACTTATTCTTTCAGACTTAGACTTCTCTCTGTTGTCCTCTCTAGTCATCAAGGACTCAGCCTCTATGCCTTTAAGCTGCATATTGTATTGGAACTCTAGATCCATTAGATACCTCTTCGCCTCAACCTCGGCATTCATCTTCTCAATCTCTAGCATAGCCTCGGACTGCTTAACCTGAAGCTTGGCCTGAGTCTCAAGCTGTATCATTTGAGACTTCTGTTGAGCTGCGGCTTGCTGTGTCTGCATGTTAGACTGTGTCTGCATCTGAACCTCCTGCTGCTTCTGTTTCTGCTGCTGATCCATACGTCTACGTCTCTTGACCTTAAGCATCTCATTCGCAAGCTTTATGTTGCTCATGCCTCTTATGTCTATGGCATCCTCTAAATCTATGGTCTGCTGCTGTAGTGCTATGTTAATATTAGCCTCAAGCATCTGCTTCTCCTCTTCGTCTGGTGCTATTTCTATAAAGATACCAAAGTCATAAAGGTAAAGATCCTTTATCTCATCAAGTATAGCTACGTTGTACTTTCCTATCTGCATTGCAAACTCTTCTTTGAAGTCTGCATACTGAAGTATGTCACCGATTCTCAATGACACACACTCCGCAAGCCTCCTTGTTGCGTATAGGCCAGCATTAAGTATATGCCTCGTCGCAGTGTTAGAGCTCAATGCCGCTAACTTCTGCACACCAACCAGTGCGTCAGGGTTTGGACTTGATCCATCCCGTGCTGAGTTTATACCCGTCACATCCCTAATCATATTAAGGTAGTGGTTATAGTTACCAATAAGTGCAGCCATCTTAGACTGACCACTATTGGAATTAAGTTCTTGTATAGGAATCCTGGCATTATTAAACTCGCCCTCCTGCGTATAGCTTCTACCGATAACACTACCAGTCTGAAAGTATAGCTTCAGTGCATCCTCAGGGTTATATGCCGCCCCAGTACCTAGGTCAACCTCATTGATACCATCGGCATCAATAAATACCCCGTCAGGGACAACCCTAGACATCACCTGCTGTAGCTTTAGATGTGTAAGCTGTATCTGGTCTGCAAACGGAATCATTCTTCTTACGAGTGACTCTATATTGCCCTTGTACATCCTAGGTGCATGTGCCACATAGTTAGGCATAGCACTCTGAGATGCTGACTTAGGCCTAACCATATTCTTTTCAAGGTTCCACTTTAGGAGTATGTTAGAACCCCCGACAAGTATACCCTCGTACCACACCTCTCTGGGTGCCTCTATTATTTCAAATGGGATACCATCGCCTGTAGGCGGATTAAATGTATCACCTTTTCTTATTACTCTTTCGCCTCCGTTTTCTAGTAGTTTCTTTTTCCATACAAACCTCTTGCTAGTCTTATAGTTGAAATACATAAGGGTCACAACCTCATCTAGGAATGCCCCCTCCTGATAGTTTCTAACTATTGGAAAGTAATTATTCCATGCAGAGCTAGAGTTCTTGATCTCTGTAAGCTGCTCGTCAGTAAGGTCTGGATTTATCTTAAGTAGTTCCGTGTAATGAACCTGCTTCACCTCTCCGAAGTAGTAGCAGTCTGAGAAGTCTTCCTTCTCCGTGTAGCTGTGTATCCAGTTAGCTGGATCAACGTACTCAACATTAACCCCGTCATTGACAAGGAACTCATGCTTCATAACGCCTATACCTATGGTGGTTACATCGTAATCAAATTCCTTCTTTACCTCATCAAACTTATTCATCTTGAATATGGTATCTATGGCAACCTCTTCAGCTATCTCTATGCCAGGCTTATAATTGATCTGCATGTATAACGAAAGCTCTTGATCGGAAGATGGTAGCTCGCTTGGATCCATGTTAAACTGGTCAATACCAAACTCGTCCTTGGTTTGCTGTAGGAAATCCTTGGAGACCATATCCTTCTCTATCATCTCCTGGAACTGGTTCTTCTTCTCTGCAGACATTACGTCCTGAGCCTCGGCCTTTACCTTATAAAGCCTGTCATTCATACCGTTAACAACGATATCAACAAACTTAGGTATTATAGGTATAGGGCTCCAGTCTAGGTTCAGCATGGACATGTCGCCATTTATAGCCAACTCATCCTTATACTTCTGCATAGGCTGCTCGCCTCTTGCGTAAAGTCTTAGTCTATGGTACTCTCCCCATTGATCATAGAATCTACACGAAGTTCCCTTACGTCTAAACCACTCCCCCTCGATTGACTTAGCTACCCTAAGTCCATATTCCTCTGTTGATTTCTCCTCATCTGAAGCCATCTGGTTCGGGAAGGGTGATTGATAAATTGCTATTGAAGGTTTCTCCATTATTTTATTATTTCGCTTCTGTTACCACGATTGTCATATCTTACAAATTTAATACTTATTTTTGATTCTTTTTTATCATTCTCAAAAACATGTTTTTTGTTTGCCATTATAGCAAGACCTGAACTGATCGAGGCGTCATACTTTGTCCTATTATTTATCTCAAACTTAGCCCAGTCCTCTAAGGTCCTCGTAAAGTACATACTACCTATATCTCCAGAGTCCCTATAGGTTCCCTCAGAATCAAAGCCGACATACTGCTCGATGTAGGACTCTATAGATGACGCATGAGCCTGTTTAACATCCTCACTTGAGTTAGGTATACCACCAAGCTCTAACTCTGTCTTAGAGAGCTTGTTTCTATGCTTGTCTGGCCTGTTCATAGAGAAACCCCTATAGCCTCGCTTCTTGAAATGGTATAGCAGCCTCGCCTTGTTATTCTCCGCAAGTATGGGCATGCCATAAAATATACACGCCATAAGAACCTCTTCAAAAAATATCTCAGCGGTCTTTGGCCTGGCTACGTACTCTAGGAAAAACTCATTTGAAGGAGCATCCTCCATATGAAACTTCGTTAGTCCATGCAAGGAACCCTTGGATCCTCCACCTCCAACTACGCCAGATATATCATACGGGTCACAACCAAATGACCCCATGTGTTCATTCCCTGGGTACCTTACACCCTTCCTGTCTATGAAATTGTTTCTTAGATTAAAGCTAGGAACCCATGACACAAGAAACCTACCCTTTGGGTCTGGCGTCCATATGACCTCAGTGTCCTCCTCTCCTCCCTTCCAGTGAAAGTACCCCCTTGTCAATACCCTATCCTTTATGAGGGAGTCGTTGTAATCAACCTGTTGGTATATCTTGGTTAGGTTAAATATCGATTCCTTTGACTCGTCCCTAAATGCATGGGACTCAGTCCTGGGGAACTGTCTGTAATGTTCATTCAAGGCGTCAGGATCAGACTTAAGCGCATCGACCTCATTGTTCCAGTAGGTTATGACACCGTTGTCTATCATCTCCCCGTCCACGCCAGTTACAGGCTTTGATGGGTCATCGAATACAGGCCAACCGTACTGGTCTATATACCCCTCATAGTTCCATTCCATTGGAATAAATAAAGAGTAAAGACCACTCTTGGTTTGACCATTCGCAGACCTTAAGCCTACATTGCTTGCTGCAAATAATTTTTTAAAGTTTTCACCACCCTTTGACAGTGCGTTGGATGTTGATCCCATCATACACTTGCCAATGATCTTGCTACCCAAACGAAGGCATGTCTTTGTCACACGCCAATTATTAAGTATATTCTCAGGCTTCTCCCACTTTCCACTCTCGTCATGCACCAGTAGAAGTAGCTTCTCACCGTCATAGCTGTTCGTGGATGTATTCTTCCAATCTATAGTCGTGTCAAGCCCCTCTATTTCGTCAGTGTTCTCATTGCCCATATTTTTCCTTGTGATCTTGCTCGCAGGAAGCCTGAATGCTAGTTCAGTCTTTGGGTTGTCCATACCGTCCTGTATAGGCTTAAAGAAAAATGGGTAGTTCCTGACGATGGGTACAACCTTATCCGTGAACATCTTCTTTGCATCACTACCAGTCTTTGATAGTATACCTATCCTAGCATCCTTTGATATCGTACCAATGTTTGCACACTCCTCAGAGCTCATAAAGGAAAAACCTGAACGCCTGTTCTTTAGGTAGCACATTCCAAACGATCTATTGTCAGCCTTGCAGGCCTCCCAGAAGATGTATAGTATCCTGTTTGACTCCCTGAAGTCAGGGTGCCCGACATCTATCTTTGTCCATTGAAGGTACATGTAGTGAGACCCAGTCATGTATGTAGGCTTGCCGTTATTTATAAACCAATAACCGTCATCCCTCCTGTCAAACTCAGACTCTATATAGTCAACGTATTGAGACTTAAACTTATTATCCCTTCTGTTCCAATCAAATATTGTCTTGATACGAGAAAGCTCCTTAGGGTATTCACTTGCAGTCCATCTATTCCCCCTGTCATCTACCTCTTTTGGATTGCTTGGCAGGGCTACCTTTAGTCCACTTATGTCATAGATATCACCTATCGTCCCATCCTTAGATATCACGACAACGTCATACTTCTTGTCATACCCGTACTCCCATTTCTTAGCCCTATTTCTAGATACTATAGCATTCCTGCTTACATGGTCGTCTGATATTGTGTATAGATTATTTTCCATTTTTATTGGCCCTTCCCTCTGCAAAACCATTCTTTCCAGCGTCTATAACCTTGTCCTCAACACTGTCTTTCTCCTCCTCCTCTATTCGGTGAAGCATAGACAGTGCGTCGTCAAATGCTAGCTTCTTTGCGGATGCCGCATTCTTCATCTTGTCTGCAGTTATATCGTCCTCTGCATGAGTGATTATTGGCTCCTTTAGGACCTTTATCAACTCATTAATGGCCAGCTTTGCAGCCTCTAGTATCTCTATTTTTTTAGACATATATTTTTGTTATACATTCTGTAAAGAACCTCGTCTCCTATCCTGAACTCATACTCGCTGTCTGGGGTGAATGATATAATGTCTCCATGACTTACGTAGTCTATGTCTTCATTCTTAAAGACCAACTCTCCCCAAAGCTGTTCTAAGCTTCCAAGCTGAGTGAACATGTGATCATCAGAGTCTATTGGTTTTACAAAACAAAATGGAGACGGTGCGTTCCAGACGTCATCTCTTTTGTAAAGATATACCTGACTCGGCTCGACGATAAATACGTCGTCCATAACATAGTGCCAGCTAGACTTCTGATTCCCCTTCATGTCGTAGTAATACCTAAACACGTTATGGTGAACGATAACAATGTCTCCCTTTTTAATAGGGCCATTGTAGTATGTGGGCCTTGCTAAAACCTCTGCAAATCTATTTGACACGGTATGATCCTCCTGCGAGGTGCTTATAATAAACTCCTTTCCGTCATAGTTTCTTATGTTGTCATAACGCCTCCCATCGACAGGCTTTATAACGAAGCAGTATGGAGACTTCATATTAGAAGTCTATTTTAAACTCTATAGATACAGGCATGTTGGAGCTGAAGTCCTTCCATTTTACGATCTCATCATCCTTACGTATGTATATAGATATTGATGAATCCCCCTGTATTATTGAGTCTATTACATAGCTCCTTCCAAGAACCTCCTGACCAACAACGTAGTGCATGCACTTCATGTAGTCTGGGCCCACGGATATCTTCCTAACTATATTCACCCGTATGTAGATTAATATTTATATCACCATACTTAGAACTTATCTCTTCCTGATACGACGCCAGGTCATGTGCCCCCATCTCTAGGTTGGCAATTGTTGTAGTCTTTTGATTTTTTAACCTTACGAAGGTCATCTCAATGTCAGCTATCTGAAACTTTAGATCCCTGTAATTCTTGTTAAGCTCGACTAATTTGTCAAGCTCATCCTTTTCAATTTTTTTCATTTAATTTAATTTATTACCAGGCAGCAATAGCGACTCGCTTCCATGTATTTGCAGCTACGCATATATACATGTAACTAGCATCATAAGCGACAGTTCCAGATATACCAGTGGAAGTTGCAGTTGCTGGAACGACAGAAGTTATCATGTAATCTCTTAATGATTTTACAGTAAAATTCTTCGTAGCGTTAGCTGCATCTGAATCTGATCCTAATAGTAGATCGTTTTCTGATGGTACTGCTGTTGAATATGAATCTATCTTAGCCATGTCTTATTATTTATACAAATATAGCTAAATTATTGTTAGCTATTCTCTAACTGCTGAATCATTTCTAAATGTATCTTAGCTACTCTGTCTCTACCTGACTCACTCATAAGTAACTCATGGCATTCTCTATAGTTTGTCATAAAGAAGTTCTCGGATAGTATAGCAGGCATAGATGTGTCCATAAGAACAGTAAACTTTGCCTCTTTGTCAGGATCCCCATCTCCCATTGATGGTCTCATTTTTCTTTCAGGAAACTCAGCCTTAGCCTTTTCATAAAGAACTGTTGCTATAGGGTCTGATTTAGTTTCACCTGGAGATGTAAAAACCTCCCACCCGTTTGCAGATTCGTCGCTGAATCCATTGGCATGGACGCTTACATATATACAGGGTTTATCAGATGCTTTAGCTATTGAGTTTGCTTTATCAGTTCTATTTGATAAAGGAACATCTTCTGGAGTATCCACAAGATTTACAGCATCTATATTATTTGCTTCACATAGTACCATTAATCTGTCTACAATAGCTCTATTAAATACACCTTCATAAAGAACCTCGCCATTTGGCCATACTGGCGATCTTTTTCCTGATGTTTGATAAGCCCCATCAATAACACCACCATGACCATTGTCAAATATCCAAAGATATTTAGAAGCAGGAGCATGAGGCTTGATAGACATATCAAACTCTGTCTTGCAGTTGGGACATGTAATTATTTTTTCCATATTTTTATTATTATACCAGCTATTATGTAAGATATGCCTATGACCAGGATAGGAGCCATGCTACATTTTTGTTTTAACAGGTAAGGCAATTAAGCTGTCTTTTGATCGAAGAAACATTAAGCCTACAGCAAGCCATCCAGCCATACCTTCAGTTGTTTCTTTCTCTGTGTAAATCATTACGCCACAGAATATTAAAATTAAGCATCCTAATATAGTTGTTACGTAGTTTGAAAATAATCTATTTTTCATATCTTTTTTTTTACAAATATAATTAATCTATAAACAGTATATATTATAACTGCTATAATTAGCCAATTTAGAATCTTTTTCCAAAGAGGTGTTTTTTCGTAATACTTTATTGGTATCTTTCTTTCTATAATCTTTTCTACAATTACAGTGTCACATTCCCCATACACATAAATACTCTTCTTTATTGTATCGTGAAATATTTTTACAGTAAGTCTTTCCTTTTGAAGTATTAAAGTGTCTCTAGTTATCTCTGTAAAGAAATGTTCTGTAAATACTGTGTCATGAATAACACTAGGAATCTCAACAGTAACAGTGTCATGTATTGTTATTGTATCAGTAGTAAGTAAATATGGGTGTTTTTCTATAAGCCTAATAAACCTTCTTTGAGGTGAACAGGATGTAATAAGCAGCAGTATAAGTATAAATTTACTTACTTGCATGTATGGCATTAATAATTCTTAATTCCATTTGACCCATTTCAGTTTTTAATTCTGAAACCGATTTATCATTTGCTTGCCTATTTTCTTCTACTTGTACTTTGAGGGTATCTATTCTGTTATGCAGAGTTATATGCCCCTCTTTTTTGGCGGTTTTAATCTCTTCCATGTCTTGAGCTAGATTATCTAAAACTACTTGCTGGATCTCAACCTTCCCCTTCAAACTGTACCATACAGTTAATGCTCCCACCACTGCAGATAGTAATGATATCAACGCATCAAAACCAATCTGAAATCCTGTAACTTCCATTTTAAGCTTTATTTTTTTTGTTGTTTACATCCTCATCTATTTTTTTTTGACTTTCTAAATCGTCGATGTCTTCAGACCAAGCAGGAGTATTCATAAGTGCTAACGATTCTTGTGGTGTCATTGTCTGTAGAGGCACAACTGAACTATCTGCAATAAATGTAGGTTCGTGTTCGTCAAACCACTTTATTAAAAACTCTGTTCCGTCTAAACTTTTTCTAATCGTGTTTTCGTTAGTTTCTCCTATCTGTGAGAAATCAATCAAAGGCAAGTCTGCTATTTTTATTGTTGCATATACGTTTGGTAGATGTGACATATTTTTATTTTTTATTAATTCGTGTTTATGTTGGTACGTCTGCAACAAAATTTGCTCCACTCATATTTACCATCGCCATAGGTATACTTCCGATGTTGTCGTTTATCGTTGGGTATGTTGAACCATCTCCCATCCTCCACCAATTTCTAGGTGCAGATGCTAATGCAGATAAATCCGAAGGCAAACCGCTATTGTAAATTGTTGCTACGTTACTTGTTTCATCGCTATACCATAAAGCCGACTCGTCAATGTTTCCTTTGAAACCGAAAGCATCTGAAACAACTCTACCAAATGAATTAAATGTAAACGGATTAGCAGTTGAAATAGCAGACCCAAATGTTTCACCGTTTAAATATAACTGCACAGAATTGGATGCGTTTCTAACAAGTGTAAATTGCGCCCAAGTGTTCTGTGGAATATTGTTACCACCACTTTCAACAATAGTAAATAGTGTATTGTTTAATTTTAGCCTTACAATTGATGCCGATAGTAATGCTAAATAACTAGAGTTACTGTTGTAAAGACCCCAAGGGAAACACTCTGTATTCGTATTAAAAGAACCTGTAAACTTAAACCAAAAACTAAAAGTAAAAACTCCGTTTCTGCTTATGTTTGAACTTGTCGTTGTTCTCTCATCCTGACCATTAAAGGTTGTGCTTAATGTATTTGTAAAAGCAGGTGTTGAACCACCACCTTGCGAGCCGCCCCCTCCTCCTATAGCATTCGATATGGATATCTGCATTGGCATACTACCAGAGAGCTATAATAGCAGCAGTTACACTGGTTCCTGTAGACCAAACTTTAATGACCTGTACAGGTAGGAATGTCCCAGCATTGACAGCCTCAAACACAACATCGTCTCCGCCAGCTGTGGTAACCTTTACGTCCCCAGCTCCGCCTACGTACAGTACGCATGGCCATTGACCAGTTCCGCCACCTATATATGGGATGTCTGCGGTGTCGCTTTGTACTACTACCGCTGCTCTGCTTGCTTGTAATTTTTGATAAGGCATGTCTTTTTATTTTTTAGTGCTGCACCCATCGGCACCGTTCCTTGCTCGGTTCGTGAATGGGTTCTCAAGTACAAATTTACCATTTTTTTTCTTACTGACATCGTCACCACCCTGGCCGTCTATACCTCTGCGTCTCCGTTCCTTTGTATGCTCGGCACGGTACTTCTTCTGCTTGTCAGTCTTGTTAAGCTTTCTCTGGTATATCCTACGCTTCTCAGCCGCCTCTGGATTGTTCTCGTAGTATTTTGATGTCTTACTTTTTCCCATATGGAAATAATTTATTTAGCTTTTCCTGTCTCTCATCACATCCGCACGGCTTATTCAATGCCTTTGCCCCAGCCTTAACGATCTTCTGAACGCCAGTAAGCCTTGTCACCGCCTCAACGGTGTCTCCGATGCCTCTATGTCTCTTTATCTTTATCATCTAATATTTACCCCTCTTACTCTTTGGTGAGCTCTTTGTGGATCCACCCTTGCCAGCCCATAGGTTCTTGCAGGACCAGTACCTTGCCGTCAGCTTTGACGTTGCGGTTTCGCACTTATGCCTAGCCTTGAACGACTTTCGTGCAGCAGGGGAGTAGTTGTGCCCGTATCCTTTGGCACCAAAATGAAGAAGCTTCTCCTCTCCACCCTCGCATCCCTTGACCATCTTCTTCTTGCCTGGCCTTGTAGAAGGCCTTGGCTTGTTGCATGGCATGTCTTTCTTGTTAGCCATTATTTTTTTCTTATGGTTTTGGTTTTACCGTTTTCTGTTCTGGCGTATTTATGAGTTTCAGTTTCCCTGATTAAAGTTCCACTATATTTTTTACCTCCATACACCCAACTAACTTTCTTGGCCATAATTCTTATCTTTGTTACAAATACAAATATAATAAAATGATTCCAAAGGTAAAGAAAAGGATATCCAAGAGGGAGGACAAGATATTTTTTGCGAGGGAGGAGAAGTATGACTTCATGAAGCACTGGAGCGTGATCAGGAAGTGGGCCGTGATAAACTACGAGCTAAAATCGTCAGCAGACCTTGACATGCTCATGTTCCTGTACTCAGAGCACCTGTTCTCAAGAAAGAATTTCGACAGGTACGCAAACCATATGTCTTGGGACCGATTCAGGTTCGATAGACTCTTAGGGGATGGGTTTATTAGAAAGTTTAGGGAGAAGAGATGGGGTGAGGCACTTCTTTATGAGGTCTCACAGAAGGGAAAGAAGATGATAGCAAACATCTACAGAAAGCTTCTTGGATTTGACGAGCTGCCAGAGTCGCCACGTAGGAATAAGGTATTCAAAAGGACGGCACCCTTCTCCCACAAGATACTATCGATTGCGGTGAAGGATGCCAATAAAGACCTCAAAGAACGCAGGCGACGTCCTTCTCTTGAATGATGGTAAACCTGTCGTCTCCTATAAGGACGTCATGGGCAGACACCCTGTCGAATATGATGCTAGTGCCTGGCTCAATGCCAAGCACGTTATAGCCCGTGTCCTTCACGATACCCCTCTGGTATCGCATGTCGTTGGCGTCATCGTCACTCATTATGAGTCCGCTTGAGCTGGTCTTCTTCTCGTATACCCTCTCCAGTATTATGAACTTATTTAGTACCTCCATTGTCTCTCACGTTTGTTATTATTGAACTCGTACTCATTATCGTAGTGGCGACAGATACTGCGTTCTCTAACGCATTCCTTGTCACATTGGCTGGGTCTATGATGCCCATCTTTATCATGTCACCAACCCTGTCATTCTTCACGTCGTATCCAACACCGTCCTCCTTGAATCCTGTCATCTTAGAAAGGCCGTCCAGGCCAGCGTTCTCAAGTATCTGATTGAAGGGTGCAAAAAGTGCCGACCTTACTATCCTTGATGCAGGGCCTGAGTCATCAACCATAGGGATGCAGTTTAGTAGTGCTATCCCACCGCCAGGCAGTATGCCGCCCTCCAGTGCCGCCTGTACCGCACAGACAGCGTCGTCGATACGGTCACGCTTCTCCTTCTGCTCGATGTCTGTAAGCGCACCGACATGTATGACGCCAATTCCGCCAGATAGGTTTGCAATTCGCTCCTGAAGGAAGTCTCTCTCCTCCCTCTGCTCTGTCACCCATACAACCTTCTTCAGGACCTCGACATGATCCGTTATGGTATCACCCATCTCCTCGGACTGCATGATGACCGTCATGTCCTTTCGGACTACAATCTTCGCAGCACGACCAAGGTCCCCCATCTGAACAACAGACAGGTCATCCCCAGTGTCGTCAGAGAAGTATGTGCCGCCAAGAGCAATCGCAAGATCCTCAAGCAGCTCCTTCTTCCTGTACCCAAAGTTTGGTGGTATGATGTTGCAGACCTTTATCTTTCCCTGCAATGCATTTACATTCAGTGTGTTAAGCACGTTCTGACTAAGCTCACCTATGATGAGAAGGGACTTGTTCTGAGCCACTATCGGTTTCAGTATCTCCTCTATGTTGGCGAGGTTGCTGATCTCGTGGTCCGTGATCAATACGTATGGGTTCTCCATCACACACTCCTGCTTCTTCTGGTCGGTGATGAAGTATTTAGAGGTGTAGCCACGCTCGATACGCATACCCTTGACGATGTCTACATAGGTATCCGAGTTCATGCTGTTCTCTACCGTAACCATCTCAACCTCCTCAAAGGCACCAGCGATCATCTCGCCTACCTTCCTGTCATTGTTTGCAGATATGGTGGCGACGTCTCGTAGACGCTTACCGCTGACCTTCTTGCTCTTCTTCTTCAGGTGTGCGTCTATACGCTCGGCTATGGAGTTGATCTCCCTGATAACCTCGGTGACGTTTGTGGATCCGTCTATGTATTCCTGGGCCGCATCTATGATGGCCTCGGCAAGTACAATCGATGTGGTGGTACCGTCACCAGCCATGGTGGCCGTCTTCTCGGCAGCCTGGCGGATCATCATCACGGCAAGGTTCTCCGTAGGGTCGTAAAGGTTGATCGACTTGGCAACAGTCACACCGTCCTTGGTGACGGTTATTCCGCCCACATGGTTCTCGGACTCTATGAGGACAGTTCGACCCCTGGCACCGAGCGTGCTCTTTACTGCTCCAGCAATTTTTTTGATTCCAGCCCGTAGTTTTTCTTGGCCGCTGTCGCCAAGGTGTACCTGTTTTACTATCATTTGATTGAATTATTTTTACAAATATACAAAAAACCCACCGTTTAGGTGGGCTTATCGTTAAATTTTTAAAGTTAGTCTACTTCTTCTTCTTCTTAGACCTTGGGGTCATATGTGAGAAGGGGACATGGTTAGGCACCGTGTAGTACTTCTGGAATCCTTTACCAACAAGATCACCACTACCTACGTCATATATAGCCCCACTCTTTCCTGCTCGGTATTTCTTGGACCTCATCATCTCATCTGCCTTCTCAGCGGATATATTTGCTGAAGTCTTATTATCGGAACCGTATACCTTGAAACTGTCAGTTTCGGGTATAATAGCCAGTGCCCTGTCTCTCGTTGTGGTCTCTGTGAACCTTCTGCTGCTGCTGTATTTATTTAGTGCCATATCATTCCTATTTTTATTATTAGTAAGTTGAGGTGAAACTCATATGTATCACTCTCCTCGTCTGGGCTGTAGAACTCAAAACCTATGTTGATCCCAAATCGGATCCTGTTCTCAAAGACTATCTCCCACATCTATCTCTTGTATAGCCCGTGGATGTGTCCGCCAAACTGTCTGCGTGACTCTGCGTCGTAGTGTGCGTCCTTCTTAAGTGCGTGTGCGTGGTCGAAGTCGTTCTTGGCCGCAGCCATCTTTCCTTGGGCCGCCTCATAGCGTCCGTCTATACGTAGCTTTCTCTCGTGAGAGTAGTCGTCCATAGAGGACTCCTTGTCTTGGTGCTTGTTCATATCTATTTATTTTTTTTTCGTTGCTTTAAAGACATCTTGTTCAGCTTGTTTATCATCGGCTGATTAGCCTTCTGCTGACGTGCGTCCATTCGGTTGGCTGGAAGTACGTTGTTCTCTGGCTTCGCTGCCTCTTTTACCATAGATGATGGTAGGTTTCTGAATGCAGATCCTGCAATCGCACCCTTTATTGCGGATTCAGAAAGTTTGTTAAATGCATTCTGTTTTGCCTTCTTCATGTTGATGACAGTCCTGTTCTTCACTCCCTCGTCCTTGTACTTCTGGACCTCGATCCGCTTGTTTCCTCGCTCGATCTCCTTCTCGACGCCACCCTTTGTACGTGTGACAGTCTTCTTGACCACACCGTTCTTTGACACCTGACGNGTCTTAACNCCGTCCTTNTNGGTCTTTNNNACCTTTCTCTTTTTAGGCTTGTCCATCGTAGAGACAGCTGAGTATGCTCTATTCCCAGCACCCTTCTCAGCACCCTTACTCTCGTCCCGTCTGTCCTTAAGGCCCTGTGTCTTCTTTCCGTTTCTTGATCCTAGTGACTCGTCGAGTCTTGAATTGTATCCCTGTTTCATGTCTTTAATATTATAGTACAAATATAAGACTTTTTTTTAGCTTGTCAGATATGCGTAGCAATTGGGTAATATATATATATGACGACGACGACATCAAAAGGAAACTGATTTCAAAACGCTATGGGGGGTGTTGATTTACTATGCGTGCATAGGATTTTTTGGCTTTTCAATACCTAACCTACTATGTATCAGGTCATTACGTTTGACGTGACTACCTAACTATCTGCCTAACTATCTGACTATCAGCAGACTGTATAAAACCTCAGACCAACCTACCTATCAATCGGTCTGACTATAGGCATGCATGCATGTGTGTACGCATGTGCATGTACGCACGCACGCACGAGCGAGCGAGCGAGATGTTATGCATGCATAGCAATTGGTCGGTCAATCGATTTGTTATGCGTGCATATATTATGCATGCATAGGAATGTTGATAAAATAAGGCAAATGTTCATAGAGGGCATTTAGAGACGTTCTAAGAGACTTTAGCCTCTCGCTAGTACTACACCATTAAAAAGTTGAGATGTGCGAAAACCCAGTAAACATAAGGGCTGTAGAGCCGATATTCATATATACCTACCAATCAGCCTATATTTTAGCCTATCTGCCGTTTGACATTCTCATTGGCTTACATACGTACAGGCAGAGAATAACATATGCCCTAAAAAATTGCACCCAAAAACAAAAACCTAACTTGTTTATATGAAATAAATTGCAAGTGCTTGTACTACAGCATGTTAGGTACTGATTCAATGACACACAAACCCGTCAACTACGTAGCACCCACTAAGTATAACTACGTAGATCGGTC